GGGGTTCTATGGCTTGTAATGGGGTATATTTTAACAGATATAAGAACTTTAAAGGAAAGGATAAACAATTATGCTTACAGAGTATAAAATAGAAAAAAACATACCAATCGTAAAAGACTCAAGAAAAGGAAGTAAATTAACTAATCCATTATATTTAATAGCTAAAAAAATGAAAGTTGGTGATAGTGTTAAGTTAATTGCTCTTGATGATCCAGGAGAAGCACCAGAAGATTATACACTTGAACAACAATTAGAATTTAGACAAAAAACTTATGATTATGAGGATTCTTTAAATGCTCCTAATAATTTAAGAAGATATTTAAATGAGTTATATGGAAAAGGATCTGGTGCAATTAGATCATTGTGTAATATTCCTAATGAAAATACTAATCAAAGAGGTGCAAGAGTTTGGAGGATAAAATAACATGCTTGGAAAGAATAATTTAAAAAATGTTGAAATTATTTATGTCGGATCAAATGGTTTTAAACCTCAATACAAAATAAAAAATATAAATTTATTAGAACAATATAGAAAATTAAATGTTATGACAAAAAAAGATATGGCTAGTATTTTGGATATAGGTTTAAGAAGTTATGAAAAAATTACTTATGGAAAAAATATTGGTACAAGATGTGCAAAAAAAATAAAGGAGTTTTTAAATTATGCTTGAAACAATCATAGCAGTAGAGATTGCATTATTGATTTTTTATTACACTATCAATTAATGAATGAATATTTATGGAGATATGAGGACTTGCATTAAATGCAAAATGAAAGCTGACGTAGTTGAAAAAGGTAAAGATTACTGTGCATCATGTTGGTTTAAATATTTTTCTGGCGAAAGCATTGAAGAATATGAAAAAAGGGTTAAACAATTAGATCAAGCAAGAAAGGATAAACAAAAAAATAATGGATAAAATAAAAATATTACATGGAAATGTTTTTGATAAAATAAAAGAATTAAATGATAATTCAATTGATTGTGTTGTAACTTCTCCTCCTTATTGGGGTTTAAGAGATTATGGTACAGGAACTTGGATTGGTGGAGATAAAAATTGTCCTCATAAAAGATTAACAAAAATTTCTAAAGATACTAAAACAGGTCATGCAGGAATGTTTAAAAAAGGTAATGTTGTTGGTGATGCCATATATAAAAAATATTGTCCTGAATGTGGTGCAAAAAGAAAAGATGAACAATTAGGATTGGAAGAAACTTATCAAGAACACATAAAAAATATTGTAGAACTTTTTAGAGCTATGAAACCGAAGTTAAAAGACTCAGCTACAATTTGGTTAAATTATGGCGATAGTTATGCTGCAACAGTTAATGGCACAAAAGTAAAAGATATTAAAAATGATGATAGAGGATTTGTAGATAAACCATTTTCTACTATTCAAGGTTCTATAAAACCAAAAGATTTAGTGATGATACCTAATAGGATCGCAATAGCATTACAAGAAGATGGTTGGTGGATAAGATCAGAAATTATTTGGCATAAACCAAATCCAATGCCTGAAAGTGTTAAAGATAGACCGACTAATTGCCATGAAAAAATTTGGTTTATTACAAAAAATAAAAAATATTATTATGATTTAGATGCGATTAAAGAACCTTGTACCGAAAGCACCAAACAAAGATATAAAAGTGGTTGGAAAGGTAATGAAGAAAGAGATTATGTTAATGGAAAACAAAATCATTTTTCAAAATATATAGGTACAAAAAAATCAAAACAAGATGCTTTAAAAGGAAGAAACAAAAGAAATGTTTGGACAGTAACAACCAAACCTTTTAAAGACGCACATTTTGCAACTTTTCCTAAAGATTTAATTGAGCCTTGTATCAAAGCTGGTTGTCCTGAAGGTGGTATAGTTTTAGATCCTTTTGGTGGTAGTGGAACAACAGGAATTGTTGCAGCTTTAAATAATAGAAAATCAATTTTGATTGAACTAAATAAAGATTACATTGATATTGCTAATAAACGAATAGAAAAAGAGGTTGGTTTATTTATATGAAAATAACTTTAGACTCAAATGATGTTGAATTAGCTTATACAACAGCTCAAAGAAGATTTATTGGTAATGTAAGAATGAACAAAGGTTTTTCTTATGGTTATAATAAGAACTTAAAGAACCAATTATATGATGGTTTCTTAGGTGCTATGGGTGAAGTTGTTTATGCAAAGGCAACTAATAGCTTTTTTAATGGTTCTTATACTGACAATAATGAGTTTTATTCAGAGTCCGACTTTCAAAACAATATAGAAATTAGAACCCAAGACAAAAAATCTTATAATTTTCTGTTAATTAGACCTGGAGAAAAGCAAGGAAAGTATTTTTTGATAATTAAAGACAACGACAAAGATTATAATTTTACAATAAAAGGTTGGTTTTTATATAAAGATGATTTACCAAATGAGAAATTATCTAATTTTGGGTATCAGGACAGACCTGCTGCATATAAAATTGAAATAAATGAACTAACACCAATGGAGTATGTTTAATGCTTTGCAAAACATACTCAATTATACCAATGGAGGAAGATGTCAGACAAGATAAATTTTAAATTATTTAAACCTTTTGGTTCTACCTTAGCAAAGGCAACACTGCCATTAGAACTATTAAAAGATTTTAAGGCGGATCTAAAAAAGATTAGAGAAGATAAACAAAAACAAAAAGACCATGATTGGAGTCAAAGATTAGTTGGTGCAGTAAAGGAAGAATACCTAATTACTCCAGAGGTTTTATTAAAATGGAAAAGAGCTTTCTTTGATCCGATTATGGTTTCTTATACAAATGCTCATTTTAAACATGACAAAATTAAAAATATTTTAATTAATTCTGCTTGGTATGTAATACAAAAATCTGGCGATTATAACCCCATGCACAACCACTCTGAATATGTCAAAGGTAATTATACTTTAAGCTGTGTTGGTTATTTAGAATTACCTGAGTCTATGAAATCAACTGATAATGCAAAAGCACATAATGATTTTAGCGGTCAAATAGAGTTTTCTGAGGGATCTGAAAATATGTTTTCTGATAGCAGACACCGAATCAATCCAGAGGTTCGCCAATGGTTCTTGTTTCCTAATTATTTAATGCACTCTGTTTATCCTTTTAAATCTGACAAAGATGATGAAAGAGTATCATTTAGTTTCAACGCAACTGTAGTATTCGACAATGAATATAAACCCACAAATTGAATTTTATTTATACACAATATTGACTATTTTTGTTCTAATCTATATTAAGGAGATACTTTATGCTTAAACAAATCGGAAAAGAGTGGAAGAAGAAAGAAGAAGGAGGAACTTTCACTGCCGATCACCTATCCCCATCGCAGCTCAATATGAACATCGATCAGTGGCATTATAACTATAATGTTTTAACTGCTGCTGAACGAAAAAAGCTCCCTGCAAACTTAAAAATGATCTTCGGTGGGTTGGTAGGTCAAGCACTACAAGATTTAATTACTGAAAAATTAACTATTGAAGAAGTAATGAAAGGAAAAAAAAATGCCTAATATAAAACCAACATTAAAAACTGTATCTAGTTTTGACTCAAAAACAATAAGAACTTGCACTCATGAAGTTTACTGTTCAGAAATATCTGGGTGTTTAGAGTGTCAAGCATGGGATGAAATAAAAAAAAATCATAAACCAATTTATGATAAAAAAACAAAAACATACACAATAACAACAAATCAATTTACGATTGATTATTATAAAAATAAATTAAAAAATTAACATGACAGATCAAATAATGAAAAACTTAGCTCAGATGCAAACTGAAATAAGAAATCAAAAGCAAGAACTAAAAAGATATTCTCAGATGTTACTTGCAAGAGATGAAGAAATTACAAAACTTAAAAAACAAATAGATGATTACCAACTTGGTGAAAAGATGGTTGCAAAGAACCAAAGCTATTTAGAGGCTAAAGTACAAAAAGATATTGACCAAGTAAAACAAAATCAAAAACTACAACAAAGGAAGGATAATGAAACTAAAACCACAAACAGAAGAAAAAAGTAAAGGCGGATTTAAAGAAAGACGCAAAGAATGTCTTATGAAATCTAAAGATATTCCGACAGTAGATATTAAAGGAAAGAAATATTCTACTGTAAACGAAAGACATAGACATCTTTTACAATATTTTCCTGAAGCTAGATTTAATGAAGAAATACTTTTCCATGATAATGAAAGAGTTGTTGTCAAAACTGAATTACATATTGGTGAAACTATTTATGCAGTAGGTCATGCAGAGGAACATAGAAACGCAAACTTTATTAACAAAACAAGTGCATTGGAGAACTGTAGTAGTTCGGCACTTGGAAGATGTATAGCAGCATTTGGACTTTCAGGTTCAGAATATGCTAGTGCGGAAGAATTAGTAAATGCTTTGAATAATCAAGGCACAACTAAATCAGTTTCAATTAAGGATGAAATAAAAAAGCAGACAACAGAAACTAAACTAACTGCTTTATATTCTAATTGGAAAAAAGAAAATGATTCGATAGAAAAATCTTTTGAATCACAACAAACAAACATAAAAAAAAATGGAGGACAAAATGTCAAACAATGGTAGTGGTAAGCAGAAGGATTGGGTATTATTTCCTTATGATGCCAACAATGAAAAAGCCATCAAAATTGATTTCTCAGGTAATGTTACTTTAGACAATGGTAATAAAGGAACTATCTTAGGTGTCAAAGGACAATCAAAAGATGGTAATACTAAGTTCCTTAAAGTCTATGCTCAAGTAGGAGTTCTATTCAAAGGTGATGATAAATTTACTGGTGAAATGAACTATGCCGAAGCTGGAGGACACAAAGGTTTAATTGGATGGTTAAATGAATCTGGTAATATTTTATCTGGTTATAAAAACGATCCTAAACCAAAACAACCAAAACCGCAGAGTAAACAAATACCTTTCTAAGTGAAAGTTGTTTACTTAGTTTTAGCTTTATTGACAGGTGAGAGTTATGTTTTACACAAGGTTAAGTTTGAAACTACTCTCACTTGTGATGAGATACATGAGGCAGTAATTGAATTTAAAGAAATACAAAATAGGACATACCCAATATACAAAAACAAAATTGCTTTTGCACATTGGTGTTTAGACGAACAAGGAAATTATTATTTAGGTGCAGAATATGAATGACAATGTAAAATTTATTAACGAACTAGAAAGATTGCTAAACCAAAAACAAAATGACTATGGCGATTTTGACCATACCTCTTATGTAATGGTTGGTATATTAGAAAAATATTTATCAGTTTATAATAATGTTGAGGTCAAAGTACCTCTAAAATTATTTGGTTTATTTATGATTTTTTTAAAATGTTGGAGAGTCATGCAATCCAAAGAATACAAAAAAGATAACTTTGACGACATAAATGGATATACAGAACTATTGAGGAGGCTAGTAATTAATGAGCAAAAAAAGGGGTAAAAGACCGATGACACCAAAGATGTTCAAGCTATTGCAATTTATTAAGAATTACACTAAAAAGAACAAGTATAGTCCAACTTTTTCAGAAATGGCTTTAGAGTTGGGTTATAAAAGTAAAAATTCTGTTTCTTCTTTATTAAAAAAATTAGAAGAAAGAGATGAAATAAAAAGAGATTATGCAGGTTATAGTCGGAATATTGAAATAAATGGTTAAAGTAATTAAAACATCTGATCTTGAGTTAGCTGCTAATTTCGAAGAAATTTTTGATGGTGCAACTGTGCAAGAAGCTACAGAAAAAGCACATAATCAAAAAATGCCTAGTGAGTCTGCAAAAGTAAATATCACCGATACCAGACTTGTTAAGGCACACATTAAACTAATCGGTGAGGAGAATGATGAGCTTAAGAAATAGCAATGTTCGTTTATACACTAAGCTAGATAAGGCACACAAAAAGATTTTTGGTGCTAAGGATAAGGGAAGACAGTGTGTAAATACTCTAAAGGCATTCAAAGAGTACAATCAGTTGTACCGAAGAATTGTCGAAGCTGAGAACAAAGATGCTAGATTTTTATATACTTAATTGAGTATATATAAAAAGTTGCATTTATACTTAAGGGATTCTATACTCTAAATTAAAGGAAGGAAAAACATGAAACTATCACCCAAAGCAAAGAAGAACCTAGAAGAAGACAATCAATTCTATATCGATCTTGGAAAGAAACTAAGACTTGCAAGACGAACTAAGATAAATGAGTTTACTGGCAAAGAAAGTTTTATAAGCCAAACTAAAGTTGCAACCGCACTTAAAACTACATTTCAACAAATTGGTAAATATGAGAAAGGTGAAAACCGAATACCTATAGTCAATCTAATTAAGATAAGTAAGTTTCTTAAAAAACCATTAAGTTATTTTTTAGATGATTGGCAAGACAATAATACTATTGCTGATAAATTTAATCAAAAGTATGAAAAAGTTATTTTTGATTCTGATTATGAAGAAAAAATAGCTAATTCTATTTACTCAGGTTATTCAAGTAATAAATAGTATGTTTGTTCCTATATTAGAAAAACTTAAAAAAATAAATCCAACAACAGATGAGTATGATGAGTTTGAGCATTACAAAACAATCATACCTAAAATGATTGCTAATGGTCATGCAGCTCATCAAACAATAGAAGGTTACGATACTTGTAAACCAGAGATAGAAGCATTTAGATGGTTCGATGGTGTTAATATACCTGTTCATGGATATATAGATTTAAAAGGAGATAAGGTAATTATTGAGGATAAATGTAAGTTTCCTAGAAAGGGTAAGATTAAAAAAGATGGCACTAGGTCTTGGTTTACCTCAAAGTTACCTGAAGACAAACCTGAACCTTATAATCTTTTGCAAGTAGATTTCTATTGGTCAGTATTCAAAGTGCCTGTTTATCTTTGTTATATCAATGAAGAAAGTTTCAAAGTATTTCATGCAGGTAATTGTGAAGAACTAAAACCTGAGAACATAGAGAAAAGAATACCAAAGATTATTCAACGATGTAAAATTAGACAAAACCTTATGCAGTTAAGCAACGATGCAAAAGTAATCAAAAACTATATACAACCTCAGTTCGATCA